TGACCACTTTCGGGAGTCAATGCCTTTTTGTTGACATCCGTATTGACATTTGTCTGGGTCGTCTGTAAATAATTTTGATAGTCCACACGAGTTTGGCGTTGTTGCTGAACCTCCGCAGGACTTGGTTCCTTTTTGCTGAATGTGCCACCCATGAGACAGCGTTCCTATCCTTTGGATTGAAAAGAGATATCCCCTTTCAATCGACGCACCCGAGCGAATTTTATTTAGAGACTTGTTAGTATCCTTCATTAGGAACAAGGAACCCCTCCACCATGTCAAAATCGATTTCCAAACAATCCAACCGTAAAAAGGTTCGGTTTCCATACACCATCATTATTCCAAGTGTTCAACAACCCGATATATTACATACACACACACTTTCTCTTCTTCGTGCATATCATATTCCACGCGAGGCCATCATTATCGCAGTGACCGATTCTGAACAAGAGATTCTCTATAAAGAAAAAATTCCGTCAGATTTGTATGGGGTGATTGTCCCTATCTATGCACCATTTCCATCCGCAGAATTTTATAATCGAATCAGTGACCGACTTCCAGAAGGAATTCCCATTGTATATATGGCCGATAATCTTCAAGGAATCTACGAAAAAGAAAGTTATATAACAACCCCTCTTGCGCCACTCCGTAATCTACCTGCGTTCTTCAAACGTGGATTTCAAGAATGTGAAAAGGCGCATGCGCAAATGTGGGGAATCTATCCAGTTGCAAATGGACATTTTATGAGTCAAACGGTGAGCACACAGCTCAAACATATCCCAGGAACCATATGGGGTTGTTTCAATCCAGGTTCTTCTGCAATTCATCTGTCAATGGATGAATATATCGAGTATCAACGAAGTATCTTGTATTGGAACACATTTGGTGCACTTGTTCGTCTGAATTGGGTCACATGTATACAAGAGCATCCTTCGAGTCCACCATCACGTCGCTCCGCGAAGAAACTCGCAAAACTCTATCCTGACCTTGTTACACTTGAACATACTTCGAATGGTCACATACATGTTCGACTCCACTCGGTCTAAACTATGTTCTACACAAATCACAATATGACTCGTATTGCGATTTGTGTATGGGGAATTTGTCGGTCATCGGATAAGACAATTGAAAGTGTTCGCACAAATATCATTCAACCCCTCCATGAAGCAGGAATTGAAACAGAACTCTTTCTTCATACGTATACACTCTATCGACCCTATGAAAATTTACGGGCAGGAGAATTAAAACTTCAATTGAAAAATAGTCTTTGGAAACTCTTTCAACCAGTTCAATCAATTGTAGAAGACCAAGATAGCGTTGATAAAACCTTACAACTACATCAGTATCGAACAATGGGGAATCCATGGAAAGAAGAGGATGGCCAAGGGTTTCAAACACTTGACAATCATATTCGTGCATTATGGTCACTCTATCAAGTCACACAACTATGGCTTCCAAACCAATCAACCTATGATGCAGTCATGTATATTCGCCCTGATGTGTTATTTCTATCAAAGATTCATATCGAATGGATACAATCTCTTTCTGCGCAAACAATCGGAATTCCATCCTTTCATTTAATTGATGGAGTCAATGACCGATTCGCAGTGGGCCGACCAAGTGTTATGAAACACTATGGAACACGTTTTTTACATGCAAAGACATATGCAGACAAACTGCCTCTCCATAGCGAACAATTCTTATCATGGATTCTTTCGACGACAAATATACATGTAACATATATTCCCATAAAGTTTCGTAGAATTCGAGCAAATGGTGTCGTATGCGAGGCAGATAAGGAAATTGGTCTGGTCGCGCAGCCATTATAAATGGGCGCACGAGCGCAACATATGTAGTATCAACATATGTCTATAACGCAAACTTGAGGCCACCATACCCAGATTCTACAGTGAAGAAATTATCATTTTCTGCAAAGACAAGTAATTCATAAACATACGTGGGTGGAATGGGAAGTGGCCATGGGTCTACATCCAATTGGAAATTTCGAATTCGACTTGCATTAATTGACCCACTCGGTTGGTCTGTTGGACTGGATAGACTAAAGTTTACAATCGGTAAATACTGGGATTCTGGCAAACTCGCCCCAGTAATTGTGCGATAGGGTTGAATCTTTGTATAATATTCGACTGGTTTTTCTTCCTGGAGTTCATTTCCATCCAAAACAACACGTAAGGAACGAATAATTTGTGGTTGAGAGTTTAGAATTAAAACACCACTGCTAATTGTTGTATTCTGAGCAGGAGTTGCACCAGGAGTCGCTTTCCAAGGAGCACGTTTTGGATTCGTCCAATTTGTATAATTTGCAACTTGATTTCTATACTGATAGGAATCACTGCGTCGTGGAACAAGCAAGAGTCGTGTAATTGGATTTGATACTTCCAATGTATACAATTCTCTTGTATACAAATTTGCAAAGGGGAATGTTGTAACTTGATTGACAACATAATTGAGTGGCGTCGTTGCAAAAATTTTTCGTTCTTCATCCGTTAAATAAATATAGGAACAGGACAAGGATGGTCCAAAGAACCAATTATTCAGTGCGGGTGGTGTTACATCGATATCCGTCGCAAATGCACGGAATTCTCCAGAGGGATCATAATATGATACATATTCTGGTTGGCCAATTGTAATGGCGGATTGTGGTGCCAAGACACGATATCCTGGGCGCACACGATACCCAGACGGGTCCAAAATGCTGTATAATTCTTGAATGGGTCGCAATGTAAGCTGAATCTCACATTCATGATATTGAAGACCCACTAATGGAAGTGCCTTGGAAAATGATTCTGAAAACCAAAGGGGAAGTGGAACATAGACACGTTGTTCTGGAATACTTGGCCGATTGACTTGTTGAAGAGTCGATGTATCTTTTATCACACTGGGATACCCTGCACCAATTTCTCCACCCGCATAGATTCCTTTGGATGGGTCAACCATTTCAGGAACTTCGCCCACTTGATATCTCCATTTCTGAAACATATCCGTGTCCAAATCCGCATGAGCCTTCGCAATGATATAATCACTGCCAAATTCTTGAATCTTGGACCCTCCCACAAAAAATGCAACATTGCTCAAAATATGCGCCCCAAGGTAATTATTCCATTGAAACTCATATTGTGACTGACGTTCTGATGTAAATGAGACAAACTTGCTAAAAATATCCGGAATTGTAAATGAAAATGTCATATCGGTCATGAGGTCTGCCACACGCTCAATCTTTGCCCGCAAACGAATTGGCTGATCATAAAATAATTCATTCGGTCCATCCAATGGAAGGGTTGTATTTTCAACTGAAAAATGTGTATGTCTCTTGAATACCTTGTAAAAATATGTAAACTCTGGATTCCCATTTAAAATGACATTCTGTGAACCATAACTTACCAGTGCTAATAAACCACCACCGGGCATCGGTAGTCTCTCCTGTTTTAGCGCATTGAAGTTATGTTTAGACTCTTGCCACACTGATTGAAACAATGGCTGATTGATTCCATCAGATGGATATGGTTATGTGTTTAACGGCTAGAATTATTGACCCACCATGCATCTTCCAAATAAGGTGGTGCGTTTTCATCCGACTTTTCTGTCTTTCGACTGGGGCCTTCTGCAACAAGGGATTGGATTTCTGTATAGGATAATGCATAACTGTAATAAAACAAATTACTCATATTTCCTGAGAAGGTTCCAAAGATTTGAAGAATACCTCCATTCAAGGAAGCCATCTGTGCACCATTTACAATACAGGGGCGCTGACTGAACAAGTAGAGATTGCCAAAATTTTGATACAAGGCGGCTCCATCCATATTCAGTTTCTTGGCCAAATTTCCATTGATATATACTTCAATTGCATTCGCACGAGCCATCACAACAACATGCACCCATTTCTTCACGGGAATGTTTTCAATTTCGATAAAATTATTCCATGTGCTGGATGAATTCATGTAGACACGAAGTTTATTTTCATTACTCTTCAAGAATACACCAGGGCCCATGAGAGGGAACGGGGATGGATTTCCCTTGTGCATGATGTGTAAGAGTCCTTCTTCTTGTCTGAAACTGCTGGGATTAATCCAGAGATAGAATGAATAACTGAATTCGGCACCACTGCGTTCATTATCGGACAAGGGTAAAAGCTTTGCACGAGGATTATTTGGGTTTTGTTCAAATTCACGAGGCTTATCTTCTGCAGCAACTGTCATGGGTAAGAGTTCCACACGAGTGCCAGTTACGGAACGGAAACTCTTATATAACACTTCCGCAGCCATCATTATGATATATAACACGGCGGCAACTGCGATTGATAAAAGAATTTGGGGTAAAACACCTGTTCCCATCAAATATCCAACAGGGCCTGCTGCATTCATCGTATTCGTTCCTGTATTTCCGTAGTCCATTCCACGTTTCTAGTAAGTGGTCTTGTAAAAAGAGAGGATTCATTTCTTACAAGACTGTTTCAATATGTAACGTTTCTTTACGCTGTACTATTCTTCTTCGGGAAATCCAATGAACTGACTGCCTTTGGGTCAAATAAGCTCTTAAAATAATCCAATAAGCCATATTGAGGTCCAGGACCAGACATATAGAGACGCCAGATTTGCTCGGGATTGAGTGCATAATTGTAGGCACTCACATTACTGATAAATCCACCAAATCCACCAAAATCTGCTATATTCAATTTAAGATTACTTCTATCCACCTTGTAAAATGCAGGGAGAATGCAACTGCGAGCAAGTTTTCCATCCACATATACATCACATGTTTTGTTATTTAATGCAATAGTAATTTGGACCCATTTTTGCATATCAATGGAGGGAATGTCACAAAGACGATTGCCAGAGATAAGACTGTTTTCCATTTGAGGAGTTTGGAATAAAGGTGTAATATTCGTGATAGTCAAGTCATCGGAGGTGGTTGCTGGTATACTGCTAGAGGATGCGGTAGTAGATGCTTGTCTGGTATGCACACGAACAGCCAATGAATTCTTGTAGGGACCCAAAAACACTGCGACTGTTAAGAATGATGACCCACCAATACTAAATACATGTTTATTTAATCCACGTCTTACAGAATAATCATTGATATAAATCCATCCATTCAATGAGTATTCACCTCCTTCATACAAGGCCGGAAGTTGGTCACCAGGCGTTATATATGCTGTAGATGGATTCGCATCTTTAATTCCATTGAGAACAGTTGTTCCTTCCAAACCAGATGGGCCAAATAAGAATTGATACAAATAATATAAGGCAACTAATGCGAGAATTGCAAATACAAGTTGGCCGACGATTCCGCCTCCTGGTAGTCTGTCTTGAACGGAATCCATGGAAGTCTCTCTGTGAGGTTCGGAGATTTCTTACCACAGATTACTTATTCCAAGGACTCTATGCGTAAGGTGTTTGCCACATTTGTAAAGGGTTCGCAGCTGGTTTTCCAGATGTGCTGAAACAAAAGACACCGTTCGGGCATCCTTGAAATAATCGTTGGAATCCATCCATAACATCTCCACTTGTATATGGTTTATGACGTGTATCCGATGTTTGTGCTAATTCTTGTTGAATATCTTCCATACGATAGGGTATTCCTGCGAGTTTCGGATAGACAAATTGTCCTTGGAGATTTTGATTTCCAATTGTGAATCGAGAAGAATTAATCGCAGGAACATAGGTTGTGCGCTGACTTGATGCAACTTTGCCATTGTAATATACCGTAAATCGTCGCCCTTCACGCACAATTGCCAAATGTACCCATGTTTGTTGTGGGAAGTCTGCAATTTGAAGTTCTTCTTCTCGAATGGTAGGTCCTTGTGTCTGAACCATTAATCGTGTCTTGGGTGCCATACTTACACCCCCTGGCAAAAGTTCCAATCGCATGACACTGCCAATTCGTAACATTGGAATTGGTTCTTGTTTTGAACCAATACTTGGTGTTTTGGAATTTACTGCACAAAAGAGATAAGTCATCAATGTTCCACCTGCGGGAGCCAAAAATAAGTCTCGGGCATCAGTAGGCCCACCCACATTCGTAGGCGTATTCATTGGCCCACTCTTCGGGGTAAGCAAGGTCGTTGATGAAGGGCGCACGGTTGTAATAACAGAATATGTAATCAATAATGCAATGAGCGACACGAACAAAATGGCCAATACAATGGAGGATAGCTCCATACTCTAATTTGAAGAGAGGAGTTTCACGGAGAATCCTACTTTGCACATGAATCTGGTGGAAGTGGCTTTAACGGAATGGCATCGGGTCCTCCATACGCACGGAATTGTGCAGGGCTTAATGGATAGTTAAATACGCGTAGATTGGCAACACGCGCTGTAGAAGATAGAATTGCATCATTGGCGGGCTGAATTTCACCTCTGACTGCGCGCACAGGAAGAGTATACGTTTTACTTCGCACAAGCATTCCATTGATATACACTTCGAGAACCTTACTTCCAACCATCACACCCAAACGAATTGGTTTTCGCACCGGAACATTTGGAATCTGGATTTGTTCAATTACAGTTGTTTTGTTTGCACCTTCTCCCTGAACAAGTTGAACGGCCACATTTACATCATTTGTCATCCGATCCAAATACACAATCGTATTAAAGTTTGGTGCAAGGGTTAAAATTGTATCATTGTCATTGAATGTGCCAGACGGTGTAGCCATAAGGTTTCCTCTTGACAAAAGAACGCGTGGAGTATTCGTATTGGATGTAGGATTATCAATAATAATGTCCATCATGTAGGACCAGTTTTCAGTCGCTGCCCCAAGACCAATTTCAGTATCTTTTAATATTTTTACATCAACATCACGCTTCCAATAGACAGTTGCATCATCCATTCCGGGAACGGGTATGAACCCTTTTCCACCAGGTGTTGTGCGGAAGATAGGTGTAATGAGATAATTGACAAGAATAAGAATAAACAACACTATCACAGTTAACATAATGAAATAATACAAGTATTGAATTACTCCAGTGCTTACTCCTGTTTCAGTTGTATAGGAGGCGTCACCATATGACCCATAACTATTTGTCTGACCCAATCCAAACAAACCACCTTTTTGAGACGGCATTCTACTCGGTTTGTTTAAAATAACCGAAAGTAAAATACTCAAATATGCTCTCTGAATTCTTCCAAACAAATTCTATAGTTGGTTCGATTCCAGAGAGCATATAATTATATGGCATGGGGCTCTTACTTGTGAAGTTTCGGATTTATCAATCCTTACTTGTGAAATAATACGCAAATCCACCAAAGACTGCTGCAACTGCGATAGCCCCCGCAGCATATTTTGCAGTTTGCATAAACATATGGGCTTGTAAATCATCTGGAGTCCATACAGGACTACGTCCTAATTCACCGAGTTTGTGATAAAATGCAATCGCATCTGCTTCTGTATATTCTGGTTTACCAAGGTCCTTATTCACTAAATTATGCATTTGAACAGTCCAACGAAACAAATCTTGACGAGTATCCAAGCTGGGTGTCACTGGCATTTGTTTCAAATGGTCGGCATAGTGAAGTTTACAGATTGGACATGGAATTAAATGTGTAAAACTTTCATAAAACTCTTTCGCTGCTCGTTTTTCCGCATACGTGGGTGTAGTGGGGTATCCAAGTGCCACGAGGTGCATTGTGTGCCAGAAAAAAGGCCCCCATGTTGCGGGTGGTATACTACCGGGCATTCCTATTTGGTTCAACCTACAATCAGTGTAAAGCCTACACGCGCCTTACAAGTAATAGAATGTCGGTCGCGACAACACGGTTTCTTCCAAAACAAACGACTGTCTGTACAAATTGTGGTATCCAAGGACATCATTACAAACAATGCACTGCTCCCATTACAAGTTATGGAATTCTTGCCTTTCGGATTCGTGAACCTTCCTGGAATCAAGCGGCGAGTCTTGCAAAAGATGAATGGGATTGCTCTGGAATTCCAGAACAATCTCTCGAATATTTACTCATTCAACGAAAAGATAGCATTGGTTATATTGAACTCTTACGTGCAAAATATAAACTCACCGATTTGGATTATATACGCCAACAGATTTCAGGAACAACTGCAGCAGAACGGACAGCCCTTCTTCATACATCCTTTTATGATTTATGGACTGGATTATGGGGCCCAATGTCAAATGTAGAGAATCGACAATATAAACAAGAATATGAACAAGCAAAAACAAAATTCGAACTCTTACGGGATGGAGTTGCCATTGGTGGTCTTATTATTACACTTGCCGATTTAATTGCCACAACCCCACTGGAATGGGATACACCTGAATGGGGATTTCCAAAAGGTCGGCGCAATGCTTTTGAAAGTGATTTTCAATGCGCCTTGCGAGAATTCAGTGAAGAAACTGGTCTCGGACCGACTCAAATCCGAATCTTTGAAAATATGGAGCCAATTCGCGAAAGTTTCATGGGAAATAATGCGATTCATTATTGTCATGTCTATTATCTCGCATGGGTGTCCAATAAGGTCGATGTAAAAATGAAAATAGACCATCCACATATGACTCGTGAAATCGGTGGGATTGGTTGGTTTTCACAAGAAGAAGCGCTCAAACGGATTCGCCCAACCAATGTTGAAAAACGGGAAATTCTCTTACGTGCTTCTTTATTTCTTCGTCATACATGCCCGCTTCTTGTTGGACCTGTCGCGGAAGTAGCGGACGAACAAACAAAAAAGGAACCAGAACCAACCAATAGAAGTAAGGGAGATGAGCACACCAAACGCCCCGCCCCAGTTAACCCCTGGACGCGGCGACCCCCTCCAACCACAACCCTTACCAGTGAATACGGGTTCGTTGAGGAACCGCCTTAGAAATACTACAATTCCTGCAGAGAATGAATACAGGGCTCTTGATGATGGCGGCTTCTATCCTGCCGTCGAAGATCCACAGTTTCTATCGAGACTACTCCGCAAGACAGAATTTGCTGAAACAAAGAGTGATGATTTTGACCCCAATGACAATCCCTGTGAAGGTGGTCCCGATTTTGAACTCACACCCGTTCAACAATTTGTATCAACATTCATGAACCCCCGAACTCCCTATATGAGTTGTCTTCTCTATCATGGGGTTGGTGTTGGAAAAACTGCGACTGCTATTTCCTCCGCCGAAGCCTATTTGGATATGTTTCCTCGTCGAAAAGTATTTATTGTATGCCCCCGTGCCATTCGTTCTGGTTTCAAACGAACCATCTTTGACCCAAAGGGTGTCACGATTGGAGAAGGTGATGTTGCAAATATTGCACGCGGACCCACTGGAGATACTTACTTACGACTCGCAGGATGTTTGTATGAACGTGATTTGGAACTCATCAAACGTCGCGTAGACCGTGTCATTAATCGCCGCTACGAGTTCTTTGGATATGGACAATTTGCAAACTATATCCGATCCGTCAAACAACGAATTCCTGCCAGTGCCGCCAATGCTCGTATCCAAGTCGCCTCAGAATTTAAGAAAGAATTCAATTATCGGTTTTTAATTATCGATGAAGCACATAATCTTCGCGATGTATCTGGCATGGCGACTCTCCAACGTCAACCAGAAGACATTGATACAGTTGGCGATATCGATGATTCAAAGGGTGCCAAAGAACTTACTCCATTCTTAAAAGAACTCCTTCAGACCGCAGAAGGAATTAAACTTCTTCTTATGACTGCCACGCCAATGTTTAATAGTGTATTTGAAATTCAGTTCCTATTCAATCTCATGCTCATGAATGAAAAGAAACCACTTGTGTCTATGGAAGAACTTTTGAATCCAGATGGAAGTCCAGCAGATGGGTCTGCTCCAATCTTCAAACGATTGGCCAATGCATATGTTAGTTTTATGCGTGGAGAAAATCCAAACAGTTTCCCCTTGCGCTTGTATCCTGAAGGGGAAGACCCTATTGGAACGCATGTCCATCGTTTGACAGAGGCAAATTATCCAACCTATCGTCTTGCCAAAATTCTGACGACCCCTGTTGGAACTGTCAGTAAACAACAAATGTCAAAACTTCCAATCGTATTGTCACAAGTGGATGGCGCCGAATCCCCCTATAATCGTGTGTTGTCTCGTTTGACCCGTGATAAAGTCCGCGTGGGTGGTGTTGGATACCAAGTCATTGATAGTTTATTACAAGCAGGAAATTGCGTGTTTCCAATTGATGATGAAATGGATGAATCACGAGCAGATAGTTATGTCGGTGTAACTGGATATGAAGAAATGTTTACAAAAGAGGGACGAGGCTCTGTTCGTGCAAAAGATGCAAAATGGCTAATTGAAGAGAACTTACGCGACTACGCGCCCAAACTTGCGACAATTATACGCTATATCCAGCATTCAAAAGGAGTTGAATTTGTCTATAGTCGATTTGTAAGCACAGGGGCATTTTTATTGGCACTTGCCTTGGAAGCCAATGGATATAGCCCCTATGGTCGTGACTCTGGATTCTTGAAAAATGGTATTCAAGATGGACATGGACGTCAATGTGCACTTTGTCCTTTGCGGGAAGATGCACATCGTGGGGCAGACCATGGGTTTGTTCCTGCAAAATATGTTCTCCTTACGGGAGATACTGCAAACTTGAGTCCAAATAATCCTGGCTCCATTGAGGCGGCCAGAGATTTGTCGAATAAAGATGGTCGTATGATTAAAGTTGTCATTGGGTCTCAAATTGCAGGGGAAGGTGTCGATTTACGATTTATTCGTGAAGTGCATGTATTGGATGCATGGTTTCATTTGAATAAAACCGAACAGATTGTTGGTCGTGGGATTCGGTATTGTTCCCATTCTGCGTTGCCTCTTGCCGAACGAAATACAACGATTTTTCTTCACGCGGTCGCATTTCCATCCGCCGCAGCAAAGTTTGAAACCGCAGATTTGTATTGTTACCGCAGTGCCCTCCAAAAGGCAATTCAGGTTGGTGTGATTAGTCGTATGCTCAAACATTATGCAGTCGATTGTAACTTACGAAAGAATGTTGTATTTTTAATGAATCCAAATTGGTATCGTCGTCATGTTGTAGATGCACAAGGACTGGAACGTGAATCAGCACCTCTCAGTGATGGCACACAACCAGGAGTTCCTCTTCGTGATATGGATTATACCGCCATTTGTGATTGGATGGAATGTCCAAAGGATTTTGGATGTGGTGATGATGGTGACCAGAACATTGATATATCTCTCTTAAAAGATACAGATGATAGCACGTATACTTCATTTAGCACACGATTTACAGAATCGACAATGAAACGTATTCTTCAAGCATTATTTCGTCAAAAACCATATTATTTGTATGATATTTTGGAATGTATCTTGGTGAAAGAAGGCTCCTTTCCATTGAGCTCAGTTCGACTCACCTTGCAATCCATTGTCAATAATCGGTCATTTCAAATTCATTCGGGTGGACAAGATGGATATTTGATTTATAAGAATGGATATGTATTATTTCAACCAGATGCCTATCGTGATTTGAAGATTCCTATGGCACTTCGTATTGCCATGTTTCCTGTCAAACGTGATGAATATGAACCAGAGACGTTGCGCAAAGAGGAATATGCACAAGCAGCAGAAATAGTCGCAGAGGTGGTTGCTGAAGAAGATGATGGGCAAAGTGCAAATATTTGGCATATCTTAATGGATTGGTTGGAACATGTCATGAATGGAAGTGTCCAAGGAATCCCTCGTGAAGTGGAGGCGGAAGTCGAACGATTTGCTGGTGCAAATAAGGCATTACGAGACTTTTATTATGATAAACTTCACACAATTCTGTTTTTACAATCAAAGGTTGAGGACAAAAAACATTTTGAAGAGGCCGTTCTTGAGTATATTTGGGATGAATGGATTTCACCTGCGACCCAACTTCAAATGATTCGTTCCAATGATCCAACCGTTCGTGATGTATCGGATGAACAAGTTCTTTCATCTGGAGGGGAACGGATGATTCGCACAATTAATTATGATACAAACCGTTTGGAATATATGTGCTCAGATGGACGACCATGTTCAAAAGGTGTGATTGAGGCATTTGAAGAAGAAGGTCTTGACCCAATTCAGTCACGGTCTGCAAAAGTGGGTCAAGCAGGTCGTTTGTATGGATTTATGGTGCCAAAACGTGGAAAGATTGTATTCAAGACACAAACCCCACACAAAGAGGGTGCGAAACCAGACCGTGGTCAAGAATGTGAAATTATTACAACACCAAGTCACTATATTGATAAATTGGTTGAAATTGGAAAAGCATATACGGAAGCGGGTCGTAACGATATGGGATTGGAC